AAACTTGATGAAAAGAAGATTGATTTAAGTGCTTTAAACAAGCTTGATTTAACGGAATTTAAACGTAAGTTTAAAGATGCATTTTCAATAGAAGGTACAGTTGTAAGTGACCTTAAAGATACCATGAGTTCTGTTGAGAGAATTATAAATGCTAGAATTTCTACTGCAAATGTAGTTAAATTCCAATCATTATCAAAGGCTTTAACTGAATTAGGTAATTCACTTAGTATTGATAATAAAACATTAAATCAATTTGAAAAGATAAATGATACACTTACTCAATTTAATGCTCTTAGTAAAGAAGCTCAAAAGGCTCTTTTAAGCAAAGGTACAGAAAGAAAAATACAAGGTAACTTAGATGATTTTTCTAATGAAGTAAGTAAAAAGTTTGGTGTATCTTCTACACAACTTGCTCAAAGTGTAAAGAAGGGAACTGAAGATTTAAATACAGCTTTACGAGATGTATCTAAAACTCAACTAAAAAGTGCTACTAAATATCTTGATGTCCAAGATGGTATAGCTGAAGTAATAAAACAAAAGTGGAATGACTGGACTGATTTAACTACAACTACATTTACGGATGGCACACAATTAGGTAAGTTGACTTCAAATGTTGAAGGTTACTTAAATAAAATAGAAAAACAATATGAATCTGTTACGGATAAAATAAGAAAATATAGTGTAGATTTACATAAGGCAATATCTGAAGGTGAAATAGGAGATATTGAAGCATATAAGTCTATAATAAGTGATTTTGAAGCTCTTAAAAAGAAAATGGTTGAGGATGTAGGTGCTTCACCATTTGCAAATCAATTATTAGCAGAGTTTAATAGAATAGATGCTCTAAGCAAAAAGATGCAGGATTTGGCTACAAGTCAATATGATAGAGGTGTATCTGAAAAAGAGCAAAAAGAATATTTAGCAAAGGTTAAGCAATATGCTAATGAAGTTGTAAGGCTTAATAAAGAAATAGCACAGGCTGAAAAAGATGGTTTAGGAGATCATGTCCAAAGACAGGTTGCGGACATCAAAAAAGCAAAACAGGAATTACAAAAGCTTTTAAATGCTGATATAAAAGATATTTTCCCTGATGATATTAAAGCTAGAACTGAATTAAAAAGCAGAGCTACTGATATCATTAATGCTATGGATGATGCCAATAACTTATATAATGAAAGGCTAAACAAAAGGCTTGATGAAAGTGGATTAAGTAAGTTTGTAGCAGAGTATAAGAAAAATGCTAGTGAGATAGTTGCACTAGAGAATAAGCTATCTACAGCTTTAGATTTAGATCAAACTGACTATGCTAGTGAACTTCAAACTAAGATTACAGCTTTAAGAGAAGAGCAGGAACAGTTAAAAAATAATGCTAAGTCTTTAGCTTTATATGAAAAAGCTATGAGAAGTGTTGCTGAGGTGGAGAAAAAATCTAAGAATAACACAGACCTTCACAATTCTTATTTAGAGAATAAAAATAAGATAAAGCAACAACAGGCAGAAGAAAAAGCACAGGAACAAATAGCAAAAGAACAGGATGCTCAGGTTAAAAGACAGTTAAAGGCTCAACAGGAGAGTCAAAAACAATACTGGGAAGATATGTTAAAACACCAAGATGTTATATCTAAAGGATATGAACAGGTGTCAAAAACTTTAGCTTCTAAGCAAAATGAGTATATACAAGCTTTAGCTGATGACTCTACAGGAAAAGCTGAAGGTCTTAGAAAAAGTATTGAATACTGGAAAGAGCAAAAAGATAATCTTCTTAGGGAGATAAATAACGGTAAATTCACTTCTGATTTCTATGATGATATAAAAGGAATAGATACTAGGAACAATCTATTTATTGGTGAATTTGAGGGTGCATTAAGTGATAAGGTAAATAAGAGAAATGAGCAAAAAGAAAATGAGCTTATAAATATTTACAAAAAGTTATCTAAACAACTATCTGATAAAGAGAACAAGCTGTTAGAAGCTGTTATGAAGGATGATGTTGATACGGTTAATGCTTTCCAAAAATCAGTAGATAAATACAGTCAAGATATAGATAATTTCTTAAAAGGAATTAATTTTGATAGTTTCTCTGATAGGTTAAGGGAAGAGTTTGCTAAGATTGATTTAGATAATGGTATCTATAGGGATGAATTTGTTGCAAAACTAGATGATAAACTTAGAAACAAACTTATAAATGAAAATGAAGCTTTACAAAAATCCTTACTTAAAGAATATAAGGATATATCTAATGCTGTTAACAGCAAAGAACAAGAGCTTATTAAAGCATTTGCAAGTGATAGCAGTGAGTCATCTAAGGCAATAGAAACCTCTCTAAATAGCTTATATGAGAAGTATGAGAAAGTTATATCTAAGATAAGAAATAGTGGCTTAGAATCTATTTTAAAAGCTCAAATGGATGACATTGATAGAAGCAATGGATTAAAAGCTAATGAGCTTGTTGCTAAAATAGATGACGGTAATGAAAGTGAAAGACTAAAGAAAGAGAGTAATGCTCTTAAGGAGTTTTTATCTGATTATAGAAAAAATGCAACTGAACTATCTAAATTAAAGAAAGAACTTCTTTCAAATGAAGAAGGTAGCCAGTCTTATTCTATAGCAGATGCTAGAGTTAAGGAGCTTGAAAAAGAGCAAGATAGTATAAGAGAAAATATAAAGGCATATGACAATTATACTAATACTCTTGAACGTATAGATAAGTTACAAGCTAGGATAAATGAAAATGATAAGTTATCTGAAGCTAAGTATGTAGAAAAAGTTGCAAAAGAAACTGGTAAAGCACAGGAAGATATTCTTAATAAGATTGCTAAGGAAAGAGAGAAGTTAGATAAACTGGTTGCTCAGGAGCAAACTTCTGTTATTGATGCTTATGAGAAATATGCTAAACTTGTTTCAAATGCAGAGAAAAAATACTTAACTGCTGTTGTAAATGAGGATGAGAATACTGCACAAGCAATAGAGAAAGTAATTGATAGATACAGTAAGTTAAAATCAGATATACTTACTCAAATAAATGATAGAGGACTAGATACTTTATTTAAAGATAGGTTAGATAATATAAATAAAGATTTATCTCTAGATTTTAATGTCCATGCAGGAAAAATGGATGATAAACAAGCCAAGAAGCAATATAAAGAAGATGCTAAGGCTTTAAAAGAGTATGTTAATGAGTATGATAGGTTATATAAAAAGATAATTGATGAGCAAATTAAGGTTGCAAAATACACTCAAAAAGGTGAAACTGTAAATGCTAATGCTCATAAGGAAAATCTATCTAGGCTTAAAGAAGAGTTAGCTCAACATGAGCAGAAAATAAGTTCATTAAAAAGAATAGAAAAAGCTCAAGAAGAAGTTAATAAAATTAAGAGTTACCATGACAATACTTTTGAACTTGGTATGGCTGATGTTGGTCAAAAGATACAGACTAAAACTTATAAAGATTTTAATAAACTTCAGGATAAGTTGGTTGCTAGATATAAGGAACTGTATGCGGAAAAAGAAAAGTTTGAAAAAGCTATGTCTACAACAGTGGATGATTCTGCATATAATAAGTTGGAGTCTTCTCTTAAAAAAGTAAATAACGGACTAAAAGAAGTACGTTCTCAAATAACTAGCCAAGACCATATAGGTAAGATAGAATTATTTGATGCGGATAGAGTAACTGCTCAAAGTAGAGAGGTTATTCAATCTATAGACAAGATTAGATCAGAAGCCGAAAAGATGTTGGTTACTGCAAGAGAGTTGAAAAACAGTGAGTATGTAGATAAGTCTTCTTTATCTATGCTTGAGGTTTATTTAAATAAACTTGCCAATGCAAATCTTGATTCAACTCAAAGTGAAGTAAGAAGTTTAAATAGTCAGCTTACTCAAACTAGAGAGCTTTTAGCTCATATACAAAGTGGCAAAGATAGTAAAATGTTCAACTCTATGAAAAACATAGAGATGGATAAAATTAATGATTCTATTGCTAAATTTAAAAAAGATTTCAAAGGTGTTTTAAATGATGCTTCATTTGAAGCCTTAGAAGTTTCTGCTAGAAGGTTATCACAAGTAATGGATAGAGATTCCTTCACTCAAGGAGCTAGAGAGTTAACATCTCAGTTAAAACATGCTAGAAATCAAATGGATGGACTAGTTCGTTCAAGTAGTAAGTATAATTTCTTTGAAGATTTATACACAAATATGAGAACATATCAATTAGGAGATTTAATTTTTGATGGCATTCAAAATGCTATGTACAGTGTCAAAGACATTGTTATAAGCATAGACTCAGCTATGGCAAATGTTAAAAAGGTTGCTAATCCTATTGATGTAAACACCATTGATAAATTAGAAAGTATAAAATCACAAGCTATATCTATAGCGAAAGAAGTAGGTATGGCAAGTGAGGATGTTATAAATTCCATATCTGATACTATCCAAAGTGGTGGTTATGCTATGGAAGAAGCTGTTGAAATTGCTAGACAGACTATGATGTTGGCAAATGTTGGTGAGATGACTGCTGATAGTGCAACTAAAGGTGTTGTATCTATGTTAGCAGGGTTCAAACTTGATCCTCTTAAGCAAATGCAGGTAGAGGTTGATGGAGTAACTAAGAAGACCAATGAACTAACAAATGCAATGGATATGGTCAATCATGTGGGTTAAATTATAGCTCCTGTATATAGTAATATATACAGAAAATTTCTTGAACTGCTAAAAACTCCTTAGAGATTGTTAAACTACAGCATGACTGGAAACGGTGGGTGCGAATGTTTTAAAAATTAACAATATTGGACAATTAGCATGGAAGATTCTAAATTATAATAATTTTAATGAAAATGCATATAATAAAATTATTATAACAAGAATAACCTTCAAAGACTATCACAGACATGTGAGTACATTACAAGCTATTGGTAATGGAAGTGGGAAACATCCTTAGAGGATGAAGAAATAGTCTGCTCTCATATGAAAGTATGAGCAGTTCATAGTGAACGGTATAAGTGTAGCGAACTTATATGAACAAAAGGAATAACTTCGCAGTTTCTACAGAAGGTATTATAAATGCAATGCAAGGTGGAGCAACTGTTCTAAACTCTTATGGAGTTGGAATGGAAGAAACTATCGCATTAATTACTGGTGCGAATAGGACTCTACAAGACCCTACTGTTGTTAAAATTTTTGACGTTTCAAATAGAAATATTTGATATAATTATTGGGCAAAATCGGTCTACAGTTATTGTGAAATAACAGGTAAGAGAGTCTAAAACTTAGTTTTATTTATAAAAATATATTTTCTGTTAAAGGAGGATATATGAAAAAAAAGAATTATGAAGAGGTAAAAAATATCGTTGAATCACAAGGTAGTATTTTATTAAGCAAGGAATATATTAACAATAGAACATCACTAGATT